TTCCCTACGTACTTTCCAACCCTGTAGGATCTACAACTTACACACCTACTGGCCCTGCTTATGAAATAGCAATTGGCGCTTTGCCATTCTTTCTTGCTAACTCAGATGAGATGCCTTATCGCCGTGTTACTGCTCAGTATCGCAAGCAACAAATTGACCAGACCAGAGAAGCCGGAGAGCAGACGCTTACCGGTTGGTGGGTTCGATCTCAGTCATCTTTCCACTATGGCGCTGGTATTAAATACTTTGAACCACAGCAGGAAGAATCACTACGCTTCCAGTACACAGAGTCTAAGGGCTTAGATGTATGGACTAGAGGACAAGCAACACTGCTCAATGACACAGCCAGCTTCTATGCTGGTGCAGCTGCTGCTCAACTTATCGGTGTCAATGACGGCACTAATGACTGCATCCTAGTAACAGATGGCACTGCGTTAAAGAAGATTACAACTGGTGGTACTTCAAGTACCTACACACAGGCTGGCACAGCATCTACAATTTTTAGCCTTACTACTAATGGTAAGCAGTACTTCTTTATCAATGGTTCACACGTCCACCGAGGCAACCTTGCTGGAACTACTAGCGATACTGAAATCTATAACGCTACTAGTACTACTCGTGCCACTATTCGTTATGTTAAGCAGCGCCTTATCGCTGCCATTGACAACAAGATCTATGAACTAGATGCTAATCACACCTCTGGTGCCTTGCCTGCGGCTTTATACACCCATCCCAACACATCTTGGGTCTGGTCTAGTATCTCTGAAGGACCACAAGCTATCTATATCTCAGGCTATGATCCTAATGGAACATCATCTGCAGTTTTTAAGGTTGGCCTAGATACAACTAATAGTAACTCTTTAGGTTTCCCAGAACTTCTAACGCCTACTGTTGTTATTGATATGCCACAAGGTGAACGCATCAATGACTTCGATGTATATCTTGGACTCTACGCAGTCCTTGCTACCAATCTAGGATTTAGAGTGGGTGTATCAGATGCCAATGGAGATATCCAGTATGGGCCATTGTTATTTGATGACGCATCTTGTAACTCGATAGCCTTCCGTGATCGCTTTGCCTACATTGCAACCCTTGTAGATGGTGCTGCAGGACTAGTCCGTGTAGATCTATCAGCAACAGTTATTCCAGGCACTCTATTCTTCCCTTGGGCTTGGGATCTTATTGCCTCTGGAACTACCACTACAGCAAGTCAGGTTGCCTTCTTTGGCAACTCAGACAGAGCAGCTTTTACTAATGGTAATAATACTTGGGCTGAATCAACTACCAGCCTAGTAGCAAGTGGATACTTGCGTACCGGTTACATCCGTTACAACACGCTAGAGACCAAGATCTTTAAGTTACTACAAGCTCGCGTAGACACCACCAATGGTGGCATCAGTATCCAATCAATTGACTCTTTGGATAACTTTGTACTTATTGGTTCTTTCTCACAAGGAGAAAGTGTTTCAGAAATTAACGTAAGTTATCCTAATGCCGCACAAGAATACCTTGGCTTCCAGTTTAACTTTACTCGTTCCTCTACAGATGTCCTTAAAGGGCCACTGTTTACTGGATACCAATTAAAGTCTTTGCCGGCAGTACCACGTCAGCGCCTTATTCAGTATCCCTTATTTTGCTATGACCACGAAAGCGATAAGTTTGGCAATGAAGTTGGCTACGAAGGATCGTCTTACTTCCGTATGTCACAGCTAGAATCAATTGAAAACGTTGGTGACACTGTTCGTGTCCAAGACTTTAGAACTAATGAGTCATACCTTGGCTTGATTGAAGAACTAGATTTCATAAACAAAACACCAGAAGACAAAAGGTTCTCTGGTTTTGGTGGCACACTACTAGTAACGATTCGGACAATTTAATGACAGCACAAGACTACGCAACGATAGCTGTTGCGGTATGTACAATTATTGGTGGTTTTATTGGCGCTGTTAAGTGGCTAGTCAAGCACTATCTAAATGAACTTAAACCAAATTCTGGAACAAGCCTCAAAGATTCCGTCATTAGACTTGAAGAAAAAGTAGAAATCCTATATCAAATGATGATACAAAAGAAATGAGTGACCTCTGCGATGATTGCCAAACGAGCCACACCTGCCGCTATTGCTGTCCTGCGACAAGCAACAGCACACTGTCCGAAGCGGAATAAAGCTAGCGACGGACTGTTACCTAGCGCTGCACACCAGAAACAAAACCCTAACAGCGATCACAATACCGGTTACGCAGTAGATTTAACCCACGATGTAATAGGTGGAATTGATTGCAAGAAGATTTTCCAATACCTAAAGGGTGACAAGCGCGTTAAGTACTTAATCTTTCAAGGCAAGATCTGGTCTAAAGATAGAGCTGATGAAGGTGACCGTGACTATAACGGTGTAAACAAACACCCACACCATCTACATATTTCTATTAACGAAAACTGTGGAGCAGATATTTCACCTTGGTTCCCCTGGTTAGGGGAGTTGACGGTGATTTCTAAAGTAAAGGTTATGATCCCTAAGCCTTTACCTAAGAAGAAAGACGTCCCATCTCAGAAGGAGAACTAATGGATAAGAAACTACAAGCAATGTTCGCTACGTATTTACGTGCGGGAATTGCATCAGTAATCGCACTATTCCTTGCCGGAGTGACAGACCCAAAGGCACTAGCAATGGCAGGTATTGCTGCTATCGCAGGTCCACTGCTAAAAGCATTAGATCCAAAAGCCGCAGAGTTTGGTCGTGGGTCTAAGTAACCCATAGCAACGCGAGGCAAACAGGAGGTCGGTCCCTACGGGGACCGGCCTTCTTTTTTTATGTCAAAAAGTTGGGCAGTTTAACATCATACCCAGGATCAGCACTTCAAAGTCGGGAGATCTGCTCCCTATTCCGCGTCAACGGGACACGGAACTATTACTAGATTACCACAGCTAACACATACTGCGTCAAGGAAATACCAGACTAATTCGTGGTCTTCAAAGGAACACATAACACTAAAGACTTGGGAGCCACAAGGACAGACGTGTACTGGGCCTAGCTCCCGAAGGTCGCTACCAAATACTGGTGGTAAGGTGTTTTTGTTTCTTGACAGGGTTGGTAGACGGAGCCAGCGCAGTAGCCGTACAGTACCCCTATCGCGCCCCTCAAGGGGGCGCTCACCCTGTTTAATTCGCCTCACGGCTCATATTGTAGCGATACAGTAGCGTGTCTCTGGTAAGACACGCCGATACTCTAGTAAGATTCTAGTATGAAAACTTGTATCGGTTGTAAGAAGGAACTTACGTTAAGTAGTTTCTACAAGGACAAGCATAGGAAAGACGGTCACTATCCACGGTGTAAACAATGCCAGTCTGTATACACAAGTAACTGGCGTAAGAATAATACTCTAAAAGCTAGAGGCCATTATATAAAGCACCGGTACGGAATTACTTTGGAACAATACGATGATATGCTTGAAGAACAAGCAGATGGTTGTTCTATATGTATGACAGTTTTTCCTGGTGGTGGTAAGAAATCATTTTTTATAGACCACGATCATAAGACTGGTAAAATACGAGGCTTATTGTGTAGAGAATGTAATCTTATGATTGGTCACGCAAAAGACAATAACGATACACTTCGTGCAGCTATTAACTACCTTGAAAAGTGGGGACGATGACTACAATTTCCGCTATTCAAACAGATTACTATGCTGTCTTATGCGCCGATAGCCAGATCACAGAGGACAACCTAATAAGTACCTCGACTAGTACACCCAAGATCGTTGAGGTGGGGAAGTTTCTAATAGGCATCTCGGGCGATATACGCCCAGGCGATATACTAACCTACAATTGGAAACCACCGGCATATCGCGGTGAGAATCCAGTAACTTATATGGGTGCCAAGGTGATACCTAGTATTATCACGGCGTTTAACGACAACAACTACGAGTGGAATAAGGTGGATAAAGATGGTGGCTTTGATTATCTCTTTGCTTTTAACGGTAATATCTTTAGGGTTGCTTGTGATCTCTCTTTTTTCCAAACAGATCACGGAACTTATGGCATTGGTAGTGGTGGGCAGCTTGCTCTTGGCTACTTGTATTCAATCCACAAACCTATTATGGACTTAGATTACCTAAAGCGACACGCCCGACGTGCTGTTGAGATAGCTTCGGTTCTTGACTCCAATACTGGTAAGCCTTTACAGTTGGTGGTACAAGAAAAGCTATAGGAGGTAGCGATGGAAAAGACAATTGAAATACAGTTTGCAGAGTTACGCGAATCAATTGCTCAAGATATTGAATCGTACACTTGTATTGATGGATGCCACGAGTGCGACTATTGTAAGGGTTTATTCCAAGCAGCAAACGTAGTAAGGGGTAAACCAATTGAGCGAATTTACTGATCCAAAGGAACTACTACTAACAGCACTACGTGCTGCTGATGCTAAGAAGTCACGATCAACACAGATACAGATAGGACCATCAGAGGTTGGTGGTTGCCGTCGTAGGGTCTGGTACCGATTGAATGAACAACCAGAAACAAATGATAACCAATTAAAACTCGCAGCCATTATGGGTACTGCGATACATACTGAAATCGAGAAGGCACTTGCCGGTAACGACAAGTTAATGATCGAAGCTGAAGTTGCATACGATGGGATGAAAGCCCACATAGATTTATATGTACCAAGCACTGGCGATGTGATTGATTGGAAGACTTCCAAGTTGAAGAACTTGGGTTACTTCCCGTCAACACAGCAACGCTGGCAGGTACAGCTGTACGGATACCTCCTATCCAAAAACGGTTACGTAGTCAACCGAGTGTCGCTAGTAGCTATTGCTAGGGACGGCGATGAAAGAGACGTCAAGGTACACACAGAACCATACGATGAATCTATTGCGCTAACTGCACTCGGTTGGCTCGCAACTGTTAAGGAGTCAAAGGAAATCCCAGCACCGGAAAAGGATGCTAGTTACTGTCAGCATTACTGCCAGTTCTATGACGCATCTGGTGAGATGGGATGCGATGGTCTAAAAAAAGAACGTACCGCAGTCAGTGATGTAATCATTGATGATGCGGAAGTAGACAAGAACGCACTGCTGTACTTACAGTTAGGGCAAGCAATAAAGGATATGGAGAAGCAACAAGATTCTCTGAAAGAATCCTTCGTAGGTTTACTAGGTACTACGCAAAGTGGTATCGAAGTAAGTTGGTCAACTATTAAAGGTCGTGAGACCGTTGATAGTAGCGAGGTAGAAAAACTATTAGGGTTCATCCCTAAGAAGATAAGCGCTGAGAGTCAGCGCCTATCTGTTAAGCAAGTTGGAGGTAACTAAATGGCTACAGAAGGAACCAAGTTCCAGGTCAACTACAAGTTGGCTGATGGAACACTTATCAATCTTTACGCAGCAGATGTGCGTGAATTAGAAGCAGGACTTGCAGATATTGCAATGAACGCACTGAACATTATTACTACTGGTAGAGAACTATCACAAGGATCAGTAGCGCCAGCTGCTGTATCACCTGCTGTATCTGCTATCGCAGCACAGTTCAAAGAACCAACAGCACCAATAGCAGCAGCACCAGCAGGTTCCGGTAATTCTTGTAAGCACGGACCTATGTCATTTAAGTCAGGTGTATCAGCTAAGGGGCCTTGGTCGGGTTGGATGTGTTCAACACCAAAGGGTGCTCCAGATAAGTGCGACACTATCTGGGTTAGATAGCAAATGCGGGAGCCAAAAGATTATGAAGCTCCCAGTTGTGCTCAAATAGGTGGTGACTTCTGGTTTCCAGATATAAAGGAAGTAGGAAGTTTTGCGGATATGGCGTTCGCAAAGTCTGTTTGCAAGAAGTGTCCACATAAAAGCGAGTGCGCCGAATGGGGCATTGCTAATGAAGTTCACGGTATTTGGGGTGGGCTAACTAATAAAGATCGAATCTTAATTGCTCGTCTTAAAGAAATGGAAAGGAAAAACATTGCTTGATCTTTCCCGTGCTTGGGGTGGCGTGCTCACTAGAGCAACACCGCTACCTGATGTATGGGCTGGCTTAGCTGCCAAAGAGATTAAGTTCCGGCGTGGGCAAGTTTGTATGGTTGCAGCAGCACCTAATGCTGGTAAGTCAATGTTCGCATTGGTTTACGCAATCAAAGCAAACGTGCCTACGCTGTTCTTTTCAGCAGATACCGACACAACAACTGTGATGATGAGGGCGGCCGCCCACGTCAGCGGTCACTCACAGATCTCTGTAGAAAATAACTTAGCAAACGATAGTCATTACTACGATTCTCGCTTTGAGAAGTTAGGCCACATCAAGTGGGTCTTTGATTCATCACCATCTATTGATGATCTTGAGTTAGAGATACGGGCATACGTTGAACTATACGGGCAGGCTCCAGAGCTGATCGTAATAGATAACCTAATGAACGTAACAGCAGAGACTGACAATGAATGGGCAGGACTACGTGCGATTATGATGGAGTTGCACGATATGGCACGCAAGACAGAAGCGTGCGTACTGGTACTGCACCACGTATCGGAACAGAGCGAGTATGGAAGCCCAATCAATCCGCCACATCGTCGGGCTATTCACGGCAAGGTGAGCCAACTACCGGCGTTGATCTTGACTCTGGGTTATGACCCAAGCCAGGGAACACTGAAGGTGGCTGCCGTAAAGAATCGCTTTGGGCCACACACAGCTGATGCTTCTAATTACGCACAGCTTCTAGTAAACTATGCAGCGTGTCAGATTAGTGATGAAGACCAATTTGGCAGGATGCTTAGACGAGACACAATGGCTGGATACCAAGGGAGTTACAATGTCTGAACCGTTAGTAAATAAATACCGAGATAACTTGAGGATTGATGCGCTGCGTGATGCTGGGAATGTATTGCGTGAAGAAGTTGATGCACTCAAGGTAGATCTAACTAACTTCGTTGGTGCCTTATTACAGTCTGGCATTTTCGAGTTAGTTAAAGATGAAGAAGGAAACATTATCTACAAGATCAATAAAGCTGTACTGGTAGATGAGTCAGTACAACAAGACTAAGGGTTCCAAGTTCGAGACAGATGTTATGAAATGGTTACGCGATAAAGGCGTAAGCTGCGAACGTTTGTCAAAAGCTGGGGCAAAAGACGAGGGTGATTTGTGCGCTGTAATAGCGGGAGAAACATTCATCCTTGAACTAAAGAATAGGGCAGCGCTAGCACTGCCTGAGTTCTGGCGGGAAGCTGAAGTTGAGGCGCTTAATTACGCTAAGGCTCGCGGTAAAGGGGAAGTACCGCTGCACTATGTGATAGTTAAGCGCCGCAACTCAAGCATAGAGAACGCTTGGGTAATTGAATCACTTGACCAATGGTTGAAAGGTAAGCAATGACAAGGCTAAGAAAGAAAAAAACCGAAGATGAAAAGGTAGATATCTTTTGGTCTAAAGTTGATAAGCAAAATGATTGCTGGCTTTGGACTGGTGGTATATCTAAATCAGGTTATGGCAACTATAGGAATAACGGAGCACACCGTTACTCTTATCAAATTACTTTTGGTGAGATACCACAAGGGATGGTAGTTATGCACAAGTGTGACGTAAAAGCGTGTGTAAACCCAAACCATTTATCTATTGGAACTCATAAAGATAATTCAAAAGATATGGTTGCTAAGAACAGACATAAGGATTGGCGTGGCGAAAGACACGGTAATTGTAAGTTAAAAGAACAAGATGTCCTTTATATTAGGGAGCATTACAAACCAGGTATTAACGGATGGCATCCTAGTAATGTTCCAGAACTTGCACAACAATTTAATATATCAGAAGGATCAATAAGGCAAATCGTTCGCTTTGAACGATGGCAATGGATAAAGGAGAAAGAATAATGGCAACACCAGAAGGCGTTATTACCAGTACTGAAACTTGGAGTGGTCAAGCACCAGCAGGATCAGCAGAAGAACTTGATGCAATAATTGATGATCTTATTGCGAAAGCTGACGCTGAAGAAGTTGTACAAGATCTTGTACAAGTATTAGAAGAACCAGAAGATGACTTTGATCCGGAGCAGGTATGACTACCAAGATAGGTTTACCTATCAATCGCCAAAGACTTAAAGGTCTAGGCGTTGAGCACGCTAAGAACACCTCATTTGATGAGGGTTACAACGCTGGCTTTGATGCTGGAGTTGCCTACCAAAAGGGTCAAGTTGAACTACAGAAAAGCAAGGAGGCTAGCGATGATGTGCCAGAACTGCATTGAAGGTGGTGCAGAGAATAAGCTAGGACACCTGAAACGTGCTGCGCATAAGCACGAGAAGTGCGATATGAAGGGGTGCGTGTGCCAACACCGGACTGGTCCAGGGTACGTAAAGCGAGCAGATACAAAGGTTCCGTTGATGCAAAT